CGACTGGACAGCCACGCACGAGGGCTACGAACCCGGTGATCCCGTCGGTCGAGGATGTACCGAGGCCGAGGCCATCAAGGACTTGCAGGAGCAATTGGATTAAACTCTGACCAACGCGCTGAGAGATGCGCTTGGAGAAATTTATGGCAACAGGTAAGAAAATGGGTCGACCACCGGGTGACACGCTCTATCCCAACAAGGAGGATCTGAAGGATCAGATCGTCGTTTGGATCAGCGAAGGCAAGACGCTACGCGACTTTTGCCGCAAGGATGATTCACCGAGTTTTAGGACAGTCTACGATTGGCTCGAGGCAGACAAAGAGTTCGATGCACGCTTCATGCGTGCGCGGGACTCGGGGCATGATGTTATTGCCGAACAAGCCTTACACATTGCTGACAATATGCACATGGGCCGCAAAATAGTTACCCACAGCGGTGGCGACGAAGACAGCGACGCTATGGTGGTGACCGAAGAGGACATGCTCGGGCACCGCAAGTTGCAGATCGAAACTCGCCTCAAGCTGCTGGCCAAGTGGAACCCCAAGAAGTACGGCGACAAGACTATCCTCGCTGGCGACGACACGGCGCCCGTGGTGATCGAGGCCAACTTCGACATCTTTGGCGAGCTGCTCAAGAACCTGACCCTGAAGCGCCAAACCGGTGAGTAACCTTGCCGAGCTGCTGGAAGACCCCGAGGTCAGGCAGCAATACGCCCTACTGCCACTCACGGACCGTGACGCCTTCGCATGGCGCGCGCGTTGGCTCATGGCCGCCCACAAGCACCAAATCGAGCCAGCAGGCGACTGGTGGTCAATCTGGCTCATGTGTGCTGGCCGTGGCGCCGGTAAGACCCGCGCAGCCGCCGAGAACTTGGCATGGTGGGCATGGGAGCAGCCCAACACCCGCTGGCTGGTGTCCGCGCCCACATCGGGTGATTTGAAGAGCACATGCTTTGAGGGCGATTCCGGCCTGCTTTCTGTCATCCCGTCAAGTCTTGTGCAAAAATACAACAGTTCGCTCCACGAGCTGATACTGACCAATGGCAGCCTGATCAAGGGCATCCCCGCGTCGGAGCCTGAGCGCTTCCGGGGGCCACAGTTCCACGGCGGATGGCTCGACGAGCTGGCCGCGTGGGAGTACCTGCAAGAGTCGTGGGACATGATCCAGTTCGGCATCCGGCTGGGCACCCACACCAAGCTGATCGCGTCCACCACGCCCAAGCCCAAGCCCGTCGTGATGAACCTGATCGACCGCGAGGGTGACGACGTGGCCGTGAGCCGCGCCAGCACCTACTCCAACATCAACAACTTGGCGCCCTCGTTCAAGAAGCAGATCATGCAGTACGAGGGCACCAAGCTGGGCCGCCAAGAGATTTACGCCGAGATCATCGACCCAGAAGAGGGCGGCATCGTCAAGCGCGAGTGGTTCAAACTCTGGCCAGACGGCAAGCCCTTCCCCAAGTTCGAGTACATCATCCAGTCGCTGGACTGTGCCGCAAGCGAGAAGACCATCAACGACCCGACGGCCCACATCACCTTCGGCGTGTTCAAGCCCGAGGACGGCGGCATGTGCGCAATGGTCATCGACTGCTGGCAGGACCACCTGCAATACCCCGACCTGCGCCCCCGCGTGGTGGAAGAGTTCGAGACCGTCTACGGCGACGGCAAGATCAAGAAGCGCGTGGACATGCTGCTGATCGAGGACAAGAGCGCAGGCATCAGCTTGATCCAAGACTTGAGGCGCGCTGGCGTGCCGGTCATCCCGTACAACCCGGGCAGAGCCGACAAGATCCAGCGCCTGAGCATCGTGGCCAACGTCATCAAGGCTGGGCGCGTCTGGATCCCCGAGTCGGGCAACCGCAAGGGCTTCGTGCGGGACTGGGCCGAGGGCATGATCAGTCAGGTGTGCAGCTTCCCAGAAGGCACGGCCCACGACGACTTCGTGGACGCCATGAGCCAAGCACTGCGCTACCTGCGTGACGCAGGCTGGCTGACCATCGACTTCCCCAAGGAGTGGCTGGACGAGTCGGACTACGCTGACGCCAACCCACAGCGCGGCGGCAACCCCTATGATTGTTGAGGCATCCACGGCATAATCGGGGCAAACCAAGCCGAGAACCCCATGCAAGAATCCAACGGGAAGAAATATGACACAAAGCAAGAAGGACCATTCTGGCGCGTCCGTCCGCGCGATATTACGCAAAGCGGAGCAACTGCGCAAGGCTTACACGGCGCGAGTGGGCGCGATACCGTCACGCCACGCGGACCTGCACGAGACACAGTTTCGCAACCGCTTGAGGATGCAGACATCCGGGAAGTGATCCGAAGCAAGGCGGGTTTTGCCCACCAAGCCGCCGACGAGTACACCCGGCAGCATTTCAACAAGCCTTACGCACCCATCGAGAACACGGAAAGCTCACTGCAAAAGCAGGCGCCCATCGGGCGTTCCTTCGCACTGGCCGCCACTGGCGACCCGGAATACAAGAAGGCCGTGTTCGAGGCGTACCAGAAGCAGATGCCCGAGGCCATGCACGCCAAGGACTACGACGACCTGCTGGCCCAAGCCTACCGGCAACTGGCCCACGAGACCAAGAAGCAGTTTGACACCTTGCCGCTGAACATGAGCTACCACCGCAATGGTGAAGGCAATTACGGCACCAGCAAAGAAATGCTGAAGGACATCTACAACAACAAGCACATGGCGGTCTACCAAGGCGGTGAGCCCCATGAGTTCTTGCACGAGGTAGATCCCGCCACCGGGTTGAGCACCAATGACATGTTCAGGGCGGTCCACGACTTCTACGGCCATGCCGTACACGGCACCGAGTTCGGACCCAAAGGCGAAGAGAAGGCGTGGGCGGCACATTCAGCCATGTTCACCCCGCTGGCCCAAGCCGCACTGACCGCTGAGACACGTGGGCAAAACAGCTTGGTGAACTACTCGCCACTGAACGCGGAGTTGAAGAACGAGGTGCGCAAGCAGGACGAAGCCGCACACCACGCGCGAAGCAAAGGCCACCACGAGCAGGCGAAGGCCTTTGGGGACACGAAGCGGGAGCTTATGAGCCACTTCCAGTTCGCCCCTCAGAAGGCCGTGCTACTGCCGCCCGAGATGAATCAGGGTGAGTACGCCGGGGGCGTGCCGACGTACATCAGGCCGCTGATCAAGCCTAAGCACGGCACAAGCGCAACACTCACGCACTTCAGCAACGAGCCCAACCTGACGGCCACGGACCCCGCGCGCTATGGCACCGGCATCAAAGGCGCGGAGGCTGAGAGGCTGACCTACCCCAACGCCGTGCGCAACCGGTCCCACTACTACGCCGGTGAGCCCGAGCGAGGTGAACAAGGGCTGGGCACGCACCGCTACACCGCGCAGGCATCGGGCCTGTACGACACCAGCGCCGACCCTGAGCGCTTGGGCGTGCTGGCGCGGCACTACAACACCACGCCCATGAGCGCGCCCTACAACAAGGGCGTGGCAGACCCAGTGAGCGAGGCCAACGACGTTGAGCGCTTGGCGAAGGAGTACGGCTACACCGGCGTGATCAATCCGAACACGCAGAAACCGATGGCAGCGGTGTTTAGTCCGCTGTCCGTCACCAAAACCAATTAGGACAAGCCATGAACCCAACTACAGAACAGATGCGCCAAGAGCTAAATGCTGTCGGCCGCGCAGCCGCTGGCCAAGCCGGTGCTAACCTGATCAAACGCCAGCCCCAAGTCAAAGCGTCTGAAGCACTTGGCCAAGCGATGGAGAAGGGTTTCAAGAAGACCACCACGACGCAGGCTGACCGGACCAAAGTGGGCGGCGGCAACATCGGCGGCGGCGCGTTCTCTGCCATTAGCGAAGCCCACCCAGACTACGAGGGCAAGGTCTGGGGTGTCGCGGGGCCAAACGCGGCGGGTACGCTTGTCAATCAGACCACCCCCGAGACCGCATGGACGACTATGCTCGGATCGGCCACACAGCTCAAGACCAATTCCATCGTGTTTGGCAAGCTGCGTCGGGCATTCCTGTCGGCCATGAAGGAGGGCAAGATGACGCCCGAACTAGAAGCCAAGTTCAACCACAATCTGGCCCTGACTTTCGGAGAGGGCGCGAGTATTCGTGACCCCAAGATCTGGGATGCCATTAACACTTTCGACAAACGCGCGGCAATGGCGGATCTGATGATGGGCCAAGGCATTGCACCGAGCAAGGGTGGCGTCGCAATGGGCGGCGAGAAGAGCGGCAAGGGCGTGATCTTCAAGCCCACTGACATTCTGAAGGGCGAGACTGAGCGCAGCTTGATGCACGAAGAGCATGGCGGCGACGTGCCGACCTTTGCCGCTGGCCCACGACTGTTCAGCTTGTCCGGTACGCACGAACAGCGGCCCGACCTGCATCCCGGCTTCCCCACCCTACTCCACGGCAAGGACTTGGGCCACAACGTGAAGCCCACGCCGACTGAGGTGTACTTGCCCGACTGGCATGCCAAATTCAAGGCGGCTAACCCTAGCCGAAAAAAACCGGGCTACTACGACCTTGCGCTGGGCGTTAAGGGCGAGGGCTTGCCCAGCCAAGCACTGAACGATCCGTACATCAGGCACTTGATCCGCGAAGGCTACGCCGAGGGCGGCGAGGTCAGCCAAGACGAGATGCTGGCCCACACCATCCTGCACAAGGCCATCGGCGGCCCAGTACAGCCCGACGCGCCCGATGGTGAATCCACCGATATCGGCTATTACGAAGGCGGCCCATCCGATGGCGCTGGCATGGACCCGATGCAGTACAAAGCGGCTGGCGGCGCTATTCGCCCAAGTGGCCCAACGCACATTGGTGTGGACGAAGCACCGGCCATGCCGATCAAGCTGTACATGCCACCAGATGGCCACAAAGGTGGCATGCCCGTAGGCGGTGTGGACTTCCAGCCTGAGCAACCCGGCCAGCAGATGATGCCCGGGCAATCCCCACAGGGCGGCCCACAAGGCGCACCCGGGCAGCCATCAGCCCCACAGGGCGGACTGCCAGCTCCCGGTGGCCCAGCCCCTACACCACCACCCGGGGGCCCACAGAGCAACATCCTCCAAATGACGCCTCAAGGCCAAGCGATGTCAGCCATGCGTGCAACCCCATCGGCTATGCCGAAGATGGCCAAGGGCGGCAAGGTCGAGCTGACCACCGCGCAGATGAAGGCCGCACTGAGAAAGAAAGCAGCGGGAGGTGAATTTGAGAGCAGTAAAATCAGCGACATCGGCATGACGGAGCGTCCACTATGAGTTTCTATTCCCCCATCGACCGGCTGATGCAGCAGTCCACCCGGCCCAAAGGCACCGGCGCCGAGTACATGACAGAGCTGAGCAAGCAGCCGGGGTTCAAGCAGGCCGAGGTCGAAGACCGAAACTTACAAGCCCTGATGGCTATGCCCAAGATGGACCGGGCGGCGTTCATGCAGGAGCTCAAAGACCGGCCAGCTACCCAGCCCCGTGAGAAGGTGCTCGCCGGTGACAGGCCGCACCACGAGGAATACACACTACCGGGTGGCACCAACTACCGCGAGATCCTGCTCCAACATCCCCGGCCCAAGTTCGAGGGCGTCCCGGGGCACTTCGGCGGCGAGCCGGACATTTTGGCCAGCATCCGCGCGAAGGACCGCACCGGCCCCAAGGGCGAGAAGATCCTGCACATCGAAGAGATCCAGTCCGACTGGCACAAGCAAGGCAGCAAGCGCGGCTACCAGCCCAAAGGCGTGGACCTGAACAAGGAAGCCGACAAGGCCAAGATGCAGCATACCCTGCTCGGCCAGAAGCTCAAGGAAGCCCGCGAGTCCTCAGACGCTATCGATCGCAATCTGGCCAGTGACCAGCCCATCTATCAAAACCCTGAAGTGCGTGCGCGGCAGGAGCAGGCTCGCAGTCGGCACAACGAAGCGATCATGGACTTGATGCCGCAGGTCATGAGGGCCGAGGAAGCCCACCGCGTCGCGCAAGAGACAGCGCGCAGTGCCGTGCCCGAGGCACCGTTTAAGAAGAACTGGCACGAGCTGGCACTCAAGCGGATGATCCACCACGCCGCTGAGAAGGGCTACCACCAGATCCACATCACACCGGGTGAGACCCAAGCTGAGCGTTGGGGTGCCGAAGGCAAAAGCGCTAAGGGCTTCCACGACCTGTACGACAAGCAACTGCCTCAGTTCCTGAACAAGTTCGGCAAGCAGTACGGCAGCCAAGTGCAACCGGGTTCCGTGTCGATTGTCAGCACCCCAGCACAGCATCACGGCCTTACCGAAAGCCAGTTTCAAGCACAATCGCCTGACGAACAGCAGCGCATGGTGCGGCAGCATGCCTACGCGCACCAAGGCGCAAAAACGGAAGTTCCGGTTCACCGCTTCGACATCACCCCCGCGATGCGCAAAGACGTGCTGAAGAACGGCATGCCGCTGTACGCCGAGGGCGGCGTTGTTTCACGTGAAACAATAAAGCCCGTGGCGCATGGCATAATTAAAGAACGAGTTACAGTATCGCCCAATCTGGATGCGATGCAATATGAGCTGATGAGTGCCAAGCACTTCACCAAGAAGGTCAAATAATGAATCCACAAGACGACGAAAACCTGCCCGATGACTCAATCAACG